TCAATGAGGGTATGCATGTCCTACACGAAATTGACGCATTGAATGGTGGACTAAACGACACTATTAAAGCAGTAGCAGAAGAACTTGAAATCAAGGCTTCTACATTGAAGAAAGCAATTAAAATTGCTCACAAAGCAAGTTTGGGTCAAACAAACAAAGACCACGATGAACTTAACACAATCTTGGAAACTGTGGGCAAAACACTTTGAGTTACGTTGACGCTATTCATAGCAGGGATGAGGATCGTATCTACGTAGTAGAACGGGATAATAACGGCAAGCGTCAATACAAAGAGTATCCCACTAACTATGTATTGTATTATCCTGACCCTAAGGGTAAACATCGTAGCATCTATGGAGATCCAGTCAGTCGTTTCAGTACACGCAAACGACAAGAGTTTGAGAAAGAAAGACGCATACATTCAAATAAAAAATTGTTTGAGAGTGACGTGCCGGTAATCTTTCGTTGTCTAAGCGAAAACTATTTAAAAGTTGACGCACCTAAACTTCATACTTGCTTCTTTGACATTGAAGTAGACTTTGATCCTGATAAAGGATTCAGTCCTACTAGTGATCCATTCAATCCTGTAACTGCTATCAGTTGTTATTTAGATTGGCTAGACCAGTGTATTACTCTTGTCATTGCTCCCAAGCATATGACACCAGAGACGGCAAATGAGATTGTCAACGAGTTTGAAAACACAATGCTTTTCAAATCAGAAAAGGAAATGTTTGATGTTTTCTTTCAACTGATTGAAGATGCTGATGTATTGACTGGCTGGAACAGTGAAGGCTATGACATACCCTACATGGTCAATCGTGTTACTAGAGTGATGAGTAAAGATGACACACGCAAGTTCTGCTTGATGGGTCAACTTCCTAAAGCTAGAGAATACGAACGATTCGGTAAGAGTGAAACAACTTATGATTTAGTAGGTCGTATTCACTTGGACTATTTACAGTTGTACAAAAAATACAACTATGAATCTCGTCATAGTTACAAACTTGACTCTATCGGTGAGATGGAAGTTGGTGAAAACAAAACACAATATGAAGGTACTCTTGACCAGTTGTACAACAAAGACTTTAAAAAGTTCATTGAATACAACAGGCAAGATACTATGTTGTTAGTGAAGATTCACAACAAACTTAAGTTTTTAGAATTAGCTAATCAACTTGCACACGAAAACACAGTACTGCTGCCAACAGTAATGGGTTCAGTGGCAATGATTGAGATGGCAATTTTTAATGAGGCCCATGAACGTGGGTTAGTTGTTCCAGATAAAAAACGAAAGGTTGAAAATGAAGAAGAAGTCCAGCAGGCAGCAGGTGCCTTTGTTGCTACACCGAAAAAGGGAATGCATGAGTGGGTCGGAGCCGTCGATATTAACTCGCTCTATCCCTCGGTTATTCGTGCCCTCAACATGGCAGGAGAAACAATTGTTGCACAAGTTAGACAAACATTAACTGACAAATACATGCTTGACAAGGGAGTGAAACTTGCTAGTGAAAAGAAACACTTCCGAGAAGGTGATGATGCAGTAACTGGTTCTATTCTATGGGAAAATCTGTTCGGGGCACTAGAGTATTCCGCAATCATGAACCAAGAGCGTGGTACAATACTAACTGTTGACTTTGAAGATGGCCGTAGTGAAGAAATGTCAGCCGCAGAAATATGGAAAATGATATTTGATAGTCATAAGCCATGGATGTTATCAGCTAACGGCACAATCTTTACTTATGAAAAAGAAGGTGTTGTTCCTGGTCTACTAAGTAGATGGTACTCAGAACGTAAAGAAACACAAAAGCTTGCTAAAGAAGCATATGGCACTGATAAATTTGATTACTATGACAAGCGACAACTTGTACGTAAGATTTTATTGAACTCAGCATATGGTGCATTGTTAAATGAACATTGCAGATTCTATGATAAGCGTATCGGTCAAAGTGTTACACTAAGCGGTCGTCAAATTGTTAAGCATATGATGAGTACTATTAATGAATCGGTCACTGGTGATTACAACCACGAAGGGCCAGCAATTGTTTACGGAGACACTGACTCATGTTATTTTACTGCATACCCTGCTCTTAGAGAACAGATTGCTAATGGTGAACTTGAATGGAACAAGGAAACTTGCATCGGATTGTATGACGGTATTGCTGACCAAGCAAACGAAAGTTTTCCGGCATTTATGGAGAAAGCATTTCATGCCCCTCGTAAGAATGGTGCTATCATTAAAGCCGGTCGTGAATTGATCGGTGATCGTGCTATTTTTATTGTTAAGAAACGTTATGCTATTAACATCTTTGACAAAGAAGGTAAACGCAAAGATAAAGATGGTCAAGGTGGTGATATCAAAGCTATGGGTCTTGACTTGAAACGTGCTGATACTCCCAAGTATGTACAAGAGTTTTTAATGAATGTACTACAAATGGTTCTGCAACAAGGTAAGGGCCGTGATGAAGTTATTGAGGCAGTCAAGGACTTCAAGCGTGTCTTAACTGCACAAGATAGTTGGACTAAGGGTTCACCTAAAGGTGTGAACAAACTTACATACTATGGTGACTTAGAAGCTAAGAGTAAGACAGGTCGTGCTAACATGCCAGGTCATGTTCGTGCGGCATTAAATTACAATTACTTGCGTAGAGTGAACAGTGACCAATACAGTCAAAAGATTATTGATGGTATGAAGGTTATTGTTTGTAAACTAAAGCCTAATCCACTAGGCTTTACAAGTGTAGCTTATCCAGTAGATGAACTACGCTTACCTAAATGGTTCTGTGAGTTACCATTTGACGACCAGGCAATGGAACAAACATTAGTTGACGAGAAGATTGATAACTTGTTAGGTGTATTAGATTGGGATATTCGTAGCAATACAGATACTAATAGTACATTTGATGATTTATTCAGTTTCGGTTAAATTGGTGTTGCATTTCGCAAAAAACTCCTATACAATACACATCATAACTACCTAAATAGTTTAAACAAAGGAAAAACATGAAAGATAATTTACAAGATTTAATTCAACATACATTCGGTCTCGGCTGTATTGAACTAATCAAAGTCAGTGGTACTGACACAGAGACAACTGTAAACGCAATCGCAGAAGATAAAACTGTTATTGTTAGTGGTACATTTAAAAACCCTAACGCAGAGTTTATCGGTGTATTCGGTATGCCTAACTTAGGCAAATTGAAAACAATTCTAGGCTTTGAAGACTATGATGAACATGCTAAAATCAATGTTGTTCGTGGTACACGTGATGATCCTGATGCTCCGGCTAACATTCACTTTGAAACAAAAGCAGGAGACTTCATTAACGATTATCGGTTGATGAGCAAAGCTATTGTTGAAGAAAAAGTTAAGCATGTAATGTTTAAAGGTGCAACATGGAATGTTGAATTTGAACCTACAATCGCTGGCATTCAACGATTGAAACGTCAAGCAAGTGCTAACAGTGAAGAAAAAAACTTTACTACTAGAACTGAGAATGGTGATCTAAAGATTTTCTTCGGTGACCCATCAACTCACAGTGGTAACTTTGTGTTTCAACCAAGTGTTACTGGTACGCTAAGTAAATCTTGGATGTGGCCTGTTAAAGAGTTTTTGAGTATTATGGATCTGCCAGGTGACAAGATTGTTAAAATTAGTGATGCAGGTGCAACTGAAATCACAGTTGATTCGGGTCTTGCAGTCTATCGTTACTTACTCCCAGCACAAGCAAAATGATTAAAAGCATTACCTCTAATAGTCCATTCTTAACTGTGTCAGGTGGAATGCCTGCTGGTACTTACATTGCACATGGTAGTGGACCGGGTGTAGGTAATATGCGATATAATCCCAATAGTCAAAACATTGAAGTATTTGATGGGAGTCTTTGGGTTATTATGCAATCTAATAATTCCTACATTAGCTTAGACACCGAAGCAGTTAGTTTGTTAGAGTGGGCACGAAAAAAGCGTAATGAGGAATTTGAATTAGAACGATTAGCAGAATCTAGTCCTGCCATCAAAGACCTTGTTACGCAAGTTAAAGAAAAGCAAGAACAAATTAAAATTGTTCAAACATTGATTAAAGAAGAAGTAAAAGTTTAATGGAACAAGATAATCTATCACAAAAGCAGGACCCTGATTGGGCATTGTTCTTACCTGCAGTCAGTAGTTTTTACATTAGTGGCTTAGGTAAGCAACGTAAAGGTGAACAGTACTTTGATCCTGCACGTATCCCTGCACAGTTTAACGGTGATGTAGAGAAATTAAACTTTCTTAATAGCAAAGAAGGTCTCTATTATTACAAATGGGGCTTGTACAGTGCTGGTCATGCTAACTTAGATACAACTAAAGACGATCCTAGTGAATCAATCATTAGAGAACGTGAAGAAGGTACATTTATGTTGGGTGATAGTGGTGGATTTCAGATTCTTAAAGGTCAATGGCCAGCTGATTGGAAAGATCCTAACTGCCCTAAAGCTATGATTAAGCGTAAAGCTGTATTGAATTGGATGGATACGTACATGGACTATGGTATGGTTCTTGATATTCCTTCACAATCAATAACTACCTTTCATATGAAAGATCCTAAAACAATTAAAAAAGATAAAGACGGTAATGATATTCCGGGTAGTGGAGTAAGTCTTCATGGCATTAGTACTATTGAACAAGCTATTAGTGCTACTCATATTAACAATGAATACTTTATTAACAATCGTTCGGGCAAGTGTAAGTTCTTAAATGTATTACAAGGTCGTACACATACCCAAAGCGATGATTGGTATGCTGAAATGAAAAAGTATTGTGATCCAAATATTTATCCAGACAATCACTTTAATGGTTGGGCATTCGGTGGTCAGAACAAGATTGACGTACACTTGATGCTAACACGCATGGTCGATATTATCCATGATGGTTTATTAGTAGAAGGTAAACACGATTTGATTCACTGTTTGGGTACAAGTATCTTAGAGTATGCTGTATTATTTACTGATATTCAGAAAGCTATTCGCAAGTATCATAACCCAAAACTACAGATTACATTTGACTGTGCAAGTCCTTTCTTTAGTGCGGCTAAAGGTTTAGCGTATTTTAATACTAGTATTGAGCATAACAAGAAATGGTCATACAGTATGGAAAAAACTGCTGAAAAGAAAAGTTATGCAAGTGATAATAGAAAATACCGTGATGCTGTATTGGCAGAAGGCATCCATAAAGTCTTTACAGATAGTCCAGTTACTGATAAACTAGTGCTTAAGGACTTGTGTTATCGTGGTCAGGGATTCTTGGGACAACATAATAAAGAAACTAAGACTAGTTGGGATACATTGAGTTATACCCTTCTGCAAAGTCATAATGTATGGATGCACATGAATGCTGTTCAAGAGGCTAATCGTCAATATGAACAAGGTATTGTTCCTAAGATGCTTATTCATAAGTTTGAAGGTAGTAAGTTTTTTGGTGAGTTAGTTGATGAAATATTCAGTAAAAAAACTAAACAAGAAGCTATTGACTTGATTGACTATCATAGTAGATACTGGATGCAGTTTCAATCAGGTAGTCAAGGTATTAGTGGTAAGAAAACTGAAAATGCAATGACTAACTTTGACAAATTTTTTGACGTAATAGATACACCAAAATTTGAAGAAGTAATAGAAGATAGCGATGATGCTATGAGTGAAGTATTATCTGATTAAATAACAAAAGATTAAAGAAAGGTAAAAGAAATGCCATACAAAAGCCGAATTAAAACTTTAGAAGAATCGCATAGAATAGTTGAAAATCAAATTTTTCAACTAGAAAAAGCGGGTAATCCTGACCAAGAAAAGCTTATGAAGTTGAAAGAAACCAAGGATAAGTATTTTACCGAACTACGTCTAATGAACAGGGCACAGTGGGATAATGACCATAATACAGTGGATTTGAGCGATGACCACTAACATACTCACAGAGAATGGGATTGAATCTAATACCATAACACTCAATACAGGTACTAGTGAAATGTTACGTGTGGCACGTGATGGGTTTTATGTACGTGGTAAACGGGTAAATCAGGATGACAAAGAAGCAGAAATAGTGTACAATGCATTTAGTCAGTGGTTAACATGGACTACACTTAATAGAGATTTCAAATGATAGAACAACATACACAAGCACAATTAGAAAAACGTAACAATATTAAACATCACGCCAAGCGTATGATTTTTGTTACATTTCAGAAAGAGGGTATTCATAAATACCCAGCGGCAGCAACAGACCCTAACTTGGCAACAGGTGATGAGTATGATGTTAGCTTTCTAGCTACTCCACATCGTCACATCTTTCACTTCAACGTGGCGATTGAAGTATTTCACAACGACAGGGATATTGAATTCATTCAATTTAAACGCTGGTTAGAAAATCTCTACAAAGGCGGTACACTTGAATTGAATTACAAGAGTTGTGAAATGATTAGTGATGACCTCTATGAGCAAATCGCTACTCGCTATCCTGATCGTAATATTGAAATCACTGTTTCAGAAGATAATGAGAACGGTGCTACGATTTATTACAATACAACAAGACCTTATCAACAACTAGCTATTTAAAGGAATTATTAAAATGGCAAAACAACAATATCAATCTAACCCCCGTGTTCAACAAATCTTTGAGGACCTCGAAGGCTATCTAATGTTCTGTCAGGACTATGGGTACAAGTTTGATGAGTCCACATTGTACGATATGCGTAGTTTCGCATTTCGTCAATACAGTAAAGCCTGTACAGGCAAGTGGGCTAAGGATCAATGGGCAGAAGACACACGCCCATGATTGTAAAACGTGCCTGGGGTGAATATCATACATTACTTGATATTCAAGGTTGCAAAGTTAAGACATTAACTATGGAACCAGGTACGACTATGAGTATGCAACGTCACTTCAAAAGAAATGAAATCTGGGTAGTGACTAGCGGTAAATGTGTAGTGCTATCATTAGATAAAACTATTGAATTGAATACACACGATTCATATCGTATTGAAAAAACTGAATGGCACCAGCTTAGTAATCCACACGATATTCACTGTACACTAATCGAAGTTCAATACGGTGAACAATGCAGTGAAGACGACATAGAAAGAAAACATGCGTAAATTATTTTACATGGGCCTAGAGCCTTACAAAGCAAGATACACACTACAGTTACAAGACTGGAATGAAAGTGTATTCAAACGCAGGGGCATTAACTATGTTATTGTCCCGGGTGAAACATTATCTAATGACCAAGCTATCGTTACAGGTCAAGTACTAGATGCACATGGTCGTACATACTTTGGTATGAGTCAACTAATGAATCTAGTTAAGATGATGAAGGCAGGAGAGTGTAGTTATGAAGATATTGTCTACTTTGAAGATATGTTTCAGCCGGGCATTGAAAGTCTTCCTTATATACTTAAGCAAGTTCCTATTAATCTCCGTCCTCGTATATTTGTCCGTTGTCTTGCTCAGTCAATCGATCCGGATGATTTCGTACATGTATGGGGCATGAGTGAGTTCATGGGTCACTATGAGAAGATGGTTGATTCATTTGCTGATGGTGTACTTGCTTCAAACGAAGAAATGGTAATGCATATGAAGATTGCAGGTTGGAAGGCACCAATCTACAATATTTCAGGTCTAGCATTTGGTAAAGAAGAAGTACGTGGTCGTATCAATAATAACATCAAGCCGTTCAATGAACGACCTATGCGTATTGCATTCAGTGCAAGATGGGATCAAGAAAAACAACCAGACTTCTATATGGATGTTATTGAAGAATTCTACAATCGGTATGGTCAGAAGGATCGTCACGGTGTATATCGTGGTGTAGAATTTTGTGTATTCAGTGGTAGTAAATTGAAAAGCAATAACGACAGTTACATGAAGCGTACAAAAGATATGCAAAATAGTGGGTTATTAACAGTACACGAAGACCTAGATAAGAATGCATACTATAAGTTACTAAATGATACTAGAGTATTGTTTAACTGTGCATTGCAAGATTGGGTAAGCAATACAGTAAGTGAAGCTGATGCATTAGGTTGCAACGTATTGTATCCAGCATATCGCAGTTTCCCAGAAACGTTTGCAAATGACTACACACGATTGTATGCGCCCTGGAGTGTTGAAGATGCAACAATTAAGTTGTATCATATGTTACATCAGCCGCATGTGAATCAAGGAAAGATTAGTGATTGGACTGATGGTACAATCGACAGAATTTGTGATATCCTAGAAGGTAACGGACAACAATGGTTGCGTATGGATAGTGATTATCGCAAACACACCCGTGAAGCAAAATATTAAGGAGAAAATTATGAGCGCACAAAATGATATTGAAAGTAGTTTGGCAGCATACAATGCCGAGAATGATAAGTTTAACAAAGGCAATGCAGCCGCTGGTACACGTGCCCGTAAAGCATTAGCAGAGTTAGCTAAAGCAGTTAAGGCTCGCCGTAATGAAATTACAGCAGAAAAAACCGCACGTGCAGAAGCAAAAGCTAAGGCTTAATTATGGCAACCCGCAAGAAAATTCAACTTGGAGAAGTTAGTTCATTGCCAGACTTAGTAAAAGTAGGTAGTCACTTAACTGTGTCTACCTACTCTGATGGTCGCACTGAATTAGAATGGGATTGGGATGCGTTAGTTAAAGAGGTTCGTGAAGCCTGTGCTAGTGTTGAACTTGCCAATATGAAGCCTGCAGTTAAGGCTAAATCAAAAAAATCAGTCGTCAAAACAAAGTAATAAATACTTGTGTTGCACAACGGTAACACAATATCAAAACAAAACCATCACAAAGGAAGGTTATCTATGAGTTATAATAAAACAAAAACAGATCCAGAGTTGGGTCAACAAGTACACGAATACTTGGTCAAAATGGGTGTTGAGACACCTACATTGCCAAACAGTTTAGACAGAAAAGATAAGATTGACCGCATTGAAGAACACTTCACTGCCATCATGCAATATCTTGGTTTAGATTTAACAGATGATAGTTTATGCGATACACCAAAGCGTGTTGCTAAGATGTATGTGAATGAAATCTTTTGGGGACTTGACTACGAAGCGTTCCCTAAAT